GATTCCATGTAGCGATCGTAGTAATCACCAAGGGATTCGCCATTAAGGAATGGATACATTTCTTCAGTTGGAAGACGATCACGATTCAATGGAACATTTACAGAACCACCATCAGAACTATAGATCCATTCGATATAAGATGTCACAACATCAAAGTTAGACTCAACAATATCAACCATGTCTTCTGCAAATTCAGCATCACCGAATGCACGAACAGTGGTCGAGTTGGAGTTTACATCAAACTTAATGAAGTTGTTAGTACCTTCTTCAATAATAAATCCAGTTGAAGAATTACTTTGAACGAACAAACAATCTTTGTATTGTTCTTCTGCCCACTTGGACCATCGTTGACGATCGCAAAGAACAGTTGTCTCACGTTGTACTGTTGATAGTTTTGCATCAACACGACGCTTCATAATTTCGACTGTGACTAAGTCTTCGAAATCAGAAACACCTAAAAATATTTTTTCATTATTGCTCATAATCTCATTCAAATCAAATTGGTTATCAAACGCATCCCATGTATATTTTCTAAGAAGTCTCTTACCTCTTTTTCTAGCCTTACTTTTTGTAGCCCTAGCCAGAGCAGGAAAAGATCTTCTTACTATATTATGTCCTACTGTTAACTCACGAATCCACTTTTGTAAGTCCTGTGTCATTTTCATCATCCAAAAAACTATTTAATGTATTGTCCATCTTTTTCTTTGCTGCCTTTTCTTTTTTGCGATCCATCCAAGAATCGTCAAAGGTACTATTGTTCTGAACAAAATCCATGTAGGCATTATGATAGTCTTTATCATCACCATCCTGAACTTCAAACATCTCAAATGGCATATCTTGAATTAATTTACCTTTAATATAACTTTGTTTCTTTTCCTTGGCAATCCTTCGCAGAAATGCATAGTATATAATCTGCGTAAAATACGCAAATGGATTATTAGACTTGGTGGGATCAAAGTTATCAATATACTGAAGACAGTTTTCAATGCCATCGGAAATCATTTCCTCACGGTATGAATAATTGATAAAGTTGGGTTTATAGGAAAGATGGTTTGCTATCTTTAGAATACATTCGCCAATATAGTTGCTAACGATTGGCTTGGGTAAACTTTTTTCTTCAGCTTCTTTTTTCTTGGCTCGCATCTCTACGATAGCTGCAAGAAAGTCAGCGTTATTTACATAGTGTGCCATACATACTCGTTCCTCATTTAATTCAATTTATTCATAAGTATACATCAAACATAACGAAAAGACAAATCTTATTTAATTGCAAATTGTAGATAAAATACATTTGCCTTTTTAATTGACTTGAGACATAATCACTATGTTAGGGTTGATCGTTACTCCTAGTTAACTGTATCATTACCTTCGATAAAGACTCTGTATCTTTCTTCTTCTCTTTCATCCTTTGGAGTTTTCGCTAACTCCTCAAGAATTAAGATTCTTCTCTTTGCTTCTTCCTGATCTACATCATCTTCCCAGAGTAACTCTTCTGTTTTATCTTTAGAGATAAAAGAAACTTTTTCATGCTCTGCAACAATACGTTGATAATGAGGAATGAATGCATGATGCAACTTCTTCACAAACATAATGTCTCGCTTGGAGATTACAAAAGTTCTATCCTCGGAGAATTGACATAAAGGATGAGCAGTTATATGCTCACGACCTGCCTCTAAAATAGGAATCGTTCTAATACATAATGGAAAGTCAAGCAGAACATGTTCCTCATCTTCTTCTTTGAGCACAGCCATCACTTGCTCACCTGATGTAAGTTTCATTACAATATAGAACTCGTTGTCATCTAACATAGATCCACCTCTATTATTTTAACTTTAAATTCTTCTTCAGCATAAATTTTATATCTTTCAGATGCATGGTTTAATGTATGATTCTTCCATGACTTCCAGTGCAAATCATCGGCAAGATCAAACAGATTACATTGCGTCTTACCATTTTTCAATCTTAAACCACGACCTATAGATTGTAAGTTGCGGATTTTACTTTTTGTCGGCGACGCAAAAATAACATTTTCAAGCGAAGGTATATTAATACCAGTGGAAAAAGTTCCATACGATGCAATAATGATAGCATCCGACTCTCCCTCGGTGATATGCCTAATGGCTTCACGATCAGTGGTGTCAGTACCCCCGTAGACGAAAAATATTTTTCTCTCAGAGTGCGCCTTTTCTTTAATGAGTTCATACAATATCTTTCCATGTTTTTCAACATACTGGAATAAGACCAAAGTATTACCACTAGATTTTATTGCTAGATTGCGTATAAATTTATTACGCTTTTCATTGGCGACTAACCAATCCATCTCTTCTTGGTAAGTTTTGTTCTTACGTTCTTTACGTATGTCTTCATTGTATTTAAGAATGATAGACATTATATTTAGGGTAGTAAGTCTTCCTGAGTCCATCAACGCTTTGGTTGTGGTAACCTTATGCACTGGACCAAACATACCTTCAAGAACTAAACGATGAACCTTTTTATTATCTAACGTACCAGTTGTGCCAATACGATAACGAATCTTGTCCATCTTTTCCATAACTGTTGTTAGGGACTTTGCTTTGAACTGATGTGCTTCATCTCCAAAAATTACATTGAACTGAGCAAACCAAGATTTAGGTTGTAGATATACAGACTGCCATGTTGTAATTAGAACATCTTTGGTAAACTCTTTAGTAAATCCTGCATATAATTTTTGACAGGATCCATTAACATTAAAACCATTGGCAGAGGAGTAGTCTTCGAAATCAGTGAACAGCTGTTCGACAAGAGATGTTGTTGGAACTATAATGATACATTTACGATCATGTGCAATATGCCAACGCATTGATGTGTAAATTATAAATGACTTTCCTGACGCTGTGGGAGATAATAGCAGTGTGCGCTCTTTATCGAGAGCAGTCTTTACTGCTTCAACTTGATAGTCTCGGATTTCGATTGGTTTACCACGACCATGAGGATTAAGTGACTTGGCATAGTCTTCTACAATCTGATGTGTGATATTATTTTGATGGAATACAGGAGTTACGTATTCAATGCCATACCCATTGCGAGTGGCAAACTCTTCAACATAAGAAACTAATCCTACGTAGAGTGTCTTTCTAACCTGATCGTACAGACGAACTTTACCATCCCAGAGTCTTGCTCTGAATTGTGGAGTAAATCTTGCGCCTGGATATTCATACGTAAAGAAGTCAGCGAGTTCTTGTTCAATAGAACCATCGCTAAAAACTCTAACATAAACTTCGTCTAACTTCTCAATTTTTATCATTACATACCAGCTAAGAATTTCTTCCATTCAACTGCAGTTTTAATCTGCCAGTCTCTGGCTTTGATTTGGCCAAGAACAGATTCAAGAAAATATATCATTGTCTCAAGGTAATCAATCTTGACTCTTAATGTATTTAGTTCAGTGTCACCTGAGAGAAATTCATCCATCTCATTCTTCAATGGCTTAACACCTTGCCATTGTTCCCATGCAAGATTAGTCAATTCATCACGAGATAGTTCACCACGATATAGGCGAAACTTATTCTTGCGTAACAAGTTGTAATCTGATTGGAGTTTGGTGTGTTTTAGTTTGACATTGACAAGTAGTTTTAAATACTTGGCATGTAACTTAGGAGTAGCTGTGGTTGTTTCACCGAGATAGTTATCATCTATCTGGCAATCAATGTCCCATGCTTCTTGCAATTGCTCTATGTTCATAATATCCTCACATTTATATACTGCCATTATACCGCAGTATTACAAAAAAATCAAGTAATTTTAATGGAAATTAAAGTGCTCTGTTCCGTCAGGAGAGGGTTTCTTAACCTTAGGAGTCATTTCTTTAATTCTCTTGTTTGCAATCCGTTTTGCTTCTGGATTATATCCTTTACTATCAACAATGTGTTGCAGGGTTTCAACTTTAGTGTTTGCGTGCTCTGCAGCATATACATATGAAGAAGCACCAGAACTTTTAGTTATTGCATTATGGATGTGATCGCCAGTTGCGTTTGGGTTTGTTAAAACAGCAGACCTCACGCTATCTGACGAGTCTTTAGATAATCTATCTAGTTGATCTTTAGATACATTTTTATTCTTTGCTATTTCGATACGATCAATATAATCATCTTCATCACCCATATAATGTTCTAAATGATGTGGTTTGGCTTTGCTGCTGCGAACAATTCCACTTTTTGCAATTTCTGGACTTCGTTTAAACGCATCTTCTACATGTTTCTCAGTGGTATGTTTATGTTGTAATGCTGCTGACAAAATATCCCCATTATTTGATTTACTTAATTGGTCAATATGATCTGAAGTAATATTTGGGTTTTTTCTAATTACATGTGAAACTGCATATGTATCACTATCAGTTAGAAGTTTTTCTAAGTTTTTATCTTTAACCTTAGGTGATTCTCCTACTTTAATCTTTGAAAATCGATTATTTGACTTTTGTATATTATCAATCGCTTTTGATATATGATTATCATTAGCTTTGGAGTCGACTACAGCTACTGATACGCTAGGGTTTGGATGGTTTAGTGCTTTTTCAATATGTTCTGGTGTGATGTTTGGATTGTTTAATGCACTTATTGGTGCAGTTGCATCTTTATCTGAAAGTAATTTATGTAAATGCTCGCTACTTAAGTTTGGATTCTTAGCTACAGCAGTGCGAATATTCTCAGATTTATGATTTACTAATTTATCCAAAGATTCTGAACTAATATTTTTATGACTAGCCACAGAAAGTTTTTGTGCAAGAGAACCATTTTTGATTATATCGTCTAGATGTTCACTAGTGGTAGATGGATGCACCATAGTTTTTACACCACTATCATTATAAACTCTTTTATCTTTAGTAAAGATAGGGTCACCTTTTAATTCACCACTCAATCTTTCTGCTACATGTGTTGCGTGTTGCGTAAATGATGGGTGTTTAATACCATATTCACCATCAACTCCATAGGCAACTTCACCATCTTTATTATAATGTGGGTGTAAAGTTGCCCTATAAATTTCTTGTCCGTTATGGTCATGAACTCTGACTAAACAAGTGCCGTGAGTTATTTCTTTTTTCAAAAAACCTCTATGAACACCAGATTCAATATTTTTACAAGATAATTCTCGCCAAGAGTGTCCACCTGGATGCTCAGCGTTTGGTTTAGGATTGGTTTGTCCAGCAACTTCTGTTCCACGAACTACTGTAACATAATGCCCTTGTGATGATTTAGTACCTGCACGAGTGTTATCGTTTGCAAAATCATTTCTTAATTTATCGTCATTAACTAAACGACCAATTTTAACATCTCTGCCATATTTGTCTTTGGCCAAACCTTTTTTATAACTGTCACTATCAATTTTTTGAGCAAGATGATCTTCAATTTTACGATGGACTTCTGATTTATCATGGTCATAATCAATTAAATCTTCTTTAACATGGTCATTATCTTTACCGAAAAAATGATCAGTAGCATTTTTTGCTTGGTCTGACATTTCTACACTAGAATATTGTTTTCTCTGAGAGTCAGTAAGATACTCTAATAATATTTCTTCTTTTAAATAATTT